CAAGGCGTGGCATCATCGTTGGCACAACTAACAAAACCACTGGGTTTCTAGTGGATGAAACTGGCAACCGCCGCTTCTGGGTCATTCCGACCACTAAGACGCAGCAGGACCAAATTGATACAGCTTCGCTAATGCTTGAACGCGATGCGATTTGGTCCGCTGTTGTACATGCCTACAGGGCAGGTGAGACCAATCGGCTACCCGTTGAGATGGAAGTCAAGGTGACCGAAGAGAACGATAACTATGTGATTGACTCGCCATGGCGTAGTGCCATTGAGGAATACCTTGCCCGCAGGCGTTCTAGTGATGTGCTCACGATTGAGGACGTTCTCACTCACGGAATCAAAAAACCACTGGAGCGGCAGAACCGATCGGATCAGATGCAGGTGGCTGCGATTCTCAAGGATCTCGGGTTGGTCCGCAAACGAGAGGCGACAGGCAAGAGACGTTGGCACTACGCCCCGTCCTAAGTGGGTGCGGACGGCGAGATCCATTGCGGTAACTGGGTTTTGAGCCGTCCTATCCCCGTCTGGTCCTACATAGGGTTTAAGAGTTTCCTAATACCCCTCCCCCTCCCCCTCTTTATCTCATTTTATTAAGAGGTTAGGACGGTAGGACGGTAGGACAAGCCCAGTGGCCGCAAGGCGTCTCACCGTCCGAACCTCGCAAACTGCGTTAGGACGCCGCTTTTTGCTTATGCTCCGCCTCGATTGGAACCACTGAATGCCCGAAATCAAGATCAATGTCACCGCTGATGACCTGGCGCGGTTGAACGCTGAAGCAGCAGCGCATGGCATCCCGCGCGCGCATCTGATCCGGCAGCGTGCTTTGAGTGGTGGGGTTGTTGCAGGATTGACCACGGCGGCGTACCATGCGCTGGTGGCGGACGCCTGCGCCTTCATGCGTGGTGACCTGAACCGCCGACACGTTGAAACTCTCGTTGCATATGTCATCGCTCATTCACATTCCAGCCAAGCAGCAACCGGTGATCAATCGGCTGCATGAGACCATGACCCAGGCAGTGGCGTACGCCGCAGCCATTGCCGACAACGCCATTGATGACGGCGTACCGCTACCCATGGAACTTGTGGATAGCTTCGCCGCTGATTACGAACGCATCATCACCAGCCTCGTCACTGCCGCCACCGTCAAATGAAAGCCGTCACCTGCCAAGCCGATCTCGATCACGCGCTGCGCACCATTGCGCCAGCCGTTGGTCATCGCAGCAGCCATCCGATCCTTGATTGCTGCCTGATCCAAGCCGCTGGTGGTGCCATGACCATCACCGGCTTCAACCTTGACCTTGGCATCACCGTCACCATCCCAGCCGCAGTGGAGACCGATGGCGCTGTAGCGCTGCCGTATCGGCTGCTGGCTGGCCTTGTGAGCCGCTTTGACGGCGATGAGGCTCTGACCCTCGCAGATGGCGCTCTGACCGCTTCTGCGGGCTCCTACGGGCTTGCAGCGGCTGATGCGGCGGATTACCCCGCGCTGCCGGTTGTGGACGCTGCTACGAGCGAGCTGCACCTATCCGCAGGCATCCGCGCCTGCATGGCAGCCGCCAGCACCGACGCCAGCAAGCAGATGCTCCAAGGCATCCACCTCGGCAGTGGGCACATGGAAGCCACCGATGGCCATCGCCTGATGCGTTACGCCATTGACCTGCCAGATGGCCTAGACCTCGTGCTACCAGCCAGCACCATGCGCCTGCTGCAGGATCGCGTGGTCACCATCGCCGTGGCCAAAGGGCAAGCCGTGATCGACGCAGGCGACGGCATCACCATCTACAGCCGCATCATGGATGGCACCTATCCAGACGTGGCCAAGTTGGTACCCGCTGAGTTCAAAAGCACCATCACCGCCGACCGCCGCCGCTTGACCCGTGCATTGGAGCGTGTCGCCATCATTGCCGATGCGCACAACTCCATTGTCAAGATCGAGTCAGTAGGTGGCACTATCGCCATCACTGCTGAATCGGACGCCAACAACGGCAAGGAGCTGCTCAAGGTGGAAGGCACCGCTAATGGCGCATGGGCCTTCAACGTCCACTACCTGCTAGACGGCATCAAGGCGTTCAAGCCCGCAGAAGCCATCACATTCCACGCCAATACGGCAACCACCCCCGTGGTGCTGACACCTAGTGGCGTGGACGGTGTAACTTATCTGGTAATGCCTGTGCAAATTAAGGGCTAATAGGTGGCAAAGAAGAGCACCAACACGGAGATCGACGAACGGGTAAACACCGTTTACGACCTCCTGTTGCGTGCTCACAGCAGGACGCAAATCGTTCGCTACTGTTCGGAGAACTGGGACGTAGGCGAGCGTCAGGCAGAGAATTACATGTCTCGCGCTCGCCAACTTATGGCATTGGATGCAGAGCTAGAGCGGCCGCAGTGGCTTGCTGCTGCTGTCGCTCGCTTGCAAGATTACGAGCGTGAAGCACGCGCTAAGGGTAACCTCAGCATTGCAATCAAAGCCCTAGAAGATCAGGCCAAGCTGTTGCGGTTTGAGATGTCATGAGCCTGATCGCCGGCATCTGCCAACCCGGCAGCCTGCTTGGGTTTATGGATGTCGCAACGCAAGAGGACACGGGCGATCTGCTGCAACGCATCCGCGCTGATCTGCACCCTGGGCAGCTTGCGTTTGTGGATGACAGCGACACGCAGATCCTTGGCATCTCAGCTGGTTATGGCGCCGGCAAGACGCGTGCGCTGTGCGCTAAAGCGGTGATGCTGGCCGCGGCCAATCAAGGTTTCATCGGTGCAGTGATGGAGCCCACTGGCCCATTGATCCGCGATATCTGGCAGAACGACTTTGAGCAGTTCTTGGAGGCGTATGAGATCCCCTACACCTTCAGGGCAAGCCCGCTGCCTGAATACATGCTGCACCTGCCAGGCGGCGATACCAAGATCCTGTGCCGCAGTTTCGAGAACTGGAGTCGCATCATCGGCTTGAACCTTGCTTGGGTGCTGGCCGATGAGATCGACACGGTGACGCCCAGCATTGCCAACAAGGCATTCCCCAAGATCCTTGGCCGCTTGCGGTCCGGCAACGTGCGGCAGTTTGGCGCTGCATCCACACCAGAGGGCTTCCGCTGGATGTGGAACACATTCGGCAGTGAGGATGCCAAGGGACGCGCGGATCGCAAGCTGATCAAGATGCGGTCAGCAGACAACCCACACCTGCCGCCGGACTTTATCGAGCGGCTGGAAGCCAACTACGACCCCAACCTGCTGCGGGCGTACTTGGATGGAGAGTTCGTTAACCTCACCACGGGCACCATCTATGACCGCTTCAGCCGCGACAAGCATGTGGTGGCTGATCTGCCTGACCTAGACCGCGAGCCGCTACGCATTGGCGTTGATTTCAACGTTGGCAACATGTCCGCCGTGATCGGCATCCGCACCGGCAGCAGCCTGCTACTGATTGATGAGATCAGCGGCGCCCATGACACCGACGCATTGGCGCAAGAGATCCAAGCGCGTTACCCGCAGCGGCGTATCTACATCTACCCAGATGCCAGCGGCGGTAACCGCAGCACCAACGCAAGCCAGACCGATATCCAAATCCTGGAGTCCTACGGCATGTCAAACCAGTCACCACGCGCAAATCCTCCCGTCCGTGATCGCGTGGCTGCTGTTCAGGCTTTGCTGGAAAACGGCAAGGGTCAGGTCAGGCTCACTATCCACCAGCGCTGCAAGCGGCTGATCGAATGCCTAGAGCTGCAGTGCTACACCGACAAGGGCGACCCCGACAAAGATGCCGGCCATGACCACATGAACGACGCGCTGGGCTACTTGGTCTGGCGTGAGTTCAACCCATTGCACGCAGGTGCTGGGCGATCTACAGGCATCAGGCTATATTGATTCCGCCAATCATTAACTCTACCCATGCTCAAGGGCGTCGAACTACTCGCCAAGGTCAAGGAATTGGGCAATGCGCCTAAGTCCGAACTGGTGCGCGCTTGCGGCTACGTGATCAAGGATCGCGTGGCATTCACGCAGTTCTATGAAGCGCTGCTGGAAGCCAAAGGCGTTGATCTAGGCAGCAAGACAGCAAAGCG